GGGTTAGATATGACACTGATGGATTATTTAAAAATATGTCAAACGTAAACAGACAAATATATACAGTTGTTCAACGTACTATAAATAGTGCAACTGTCACATCTTTGGAGTTGTTTCAAAATGACCATTATTTAGATATGTCATCACAACAAACTGGAAGCTCAACGGCAACATGGACTGTGTCACATTTGCCAAACACATCAGTCCAAGTTAGATCAGGTAATTATAGTTTAGGTACATTCACTACAAATGGCAGTGGTCAAATAACATTAGGTCAAGCTGTAACTTCAGTAGAAATTGGATTAGCTTATACTCCTGAGATTACAACCTTGCCTCCTGAGATGCAATTACCAGATGGTGTAAGCGTTGGTCAAAAACGTAGAGTTGTTAGAGCTGTTTTAGATTTAGTTTCTACTTTGAATGTAAAAGCTGGTGGAACAAGAATATTGTTAAGATCAGTTACAGATGACTTTTCACAAGAGCCAACTTCTCTTACACAAAGAAAAGAAGTGTATTTACTAGGATGGTCAAAAGAAGGTAGAGTAACAGTAACACAAGAAGAACCATTACCAATGACGTTAAATGGTATATTATTAGAAGTGGAAGTATAATGGGTGCTGCAGGTTATGGATTAGCTGCTGTAATGTCACTAGCTGCTGCAAAGCAAGCAAAAGCTGGTTATCAAATGGAAGCACAGTCAAATAGAGAACAAGCTGAATTAGCACAAATAAATGCTGATCAAGAAGCTATTAATAGAACTGCTCAACTTAATGCACAACTAGCATCTATATCAGCTACGGCTGGTAGTGGTGGTATTAATATTGGTAGTACTAGTATTGCTAATATAAAGAGAAGAGAAACTCAACTTGCTCAAGCAGATGTATCTGCAACAAAGTTATTAGGTGCATCAAATAGACGTAAATATCAGATAGGTGCTAAGACTGCTGAAACTAAAGGCAAAGCTGCAGTTCTTACAGGTATTAGTAATGCAGCAGGTCAAGCTACAAAAGCATATTATTCGGAGTAAGTAAGCATGGCTATTAAAAGAACTATACAAAGACAAATTTTAGTAAAGCCAACTGGTGTAAATGATGCAGGAGCAGGGGCTAAGGCTATGGCACAAGCAGGCCAAAACATAGCCAATACTATTTCTAATGTAACTAGTTTTATAGATGATAAGCAACTTGAAGATGCTGTGTTAGATGCTGAAATCAAAGGTAAGCAGATTGGTACACAGACTGTTAAAGATAAAAATGGTAATTTAGTTCCCAAACCATTGGATTTAATGACACTTAATTCATTCACAACAGATATATATAACAAAAGAAACTTAAGAAAAGCTCAACAATATTTTAAAAATCAAGCAATCAACAGTTATGGATTGTCTTTACAAAATCATGCAGTTGATACAGCTAACAATTTCTTGGCAATGAATGAAGGTAAGGTTGATGAAAAAGGCAATCTTATGGTTAGAAATGCTGGAGATAGTTATATAGATGGTATTAAGAAGCAAGTTGCTCCAGAAGTATTTGCTGCAATTAGTCCTACACTAAGTAACATATGGGGTAAGGCGACAAGGAAAGCTTCTGCAATACAAATCAAAAATGTAAAAGAAACTAATATTTTTAACGCAACTAAAGGTTTGCAAAATATATTACAAATGGAAATTAATTCTATTTCCAATGGTGGTAATGATGAAGATGCATATATTATAGAAACAACTAAGCCAAAAATGTTTGATATAATTGATCAAAATGTTAGTAGCAAAATACAAGGTGAAAAAATAAAGTTAGAATATAATCAATCATTACAGACTGGTGTTGCTGTAAATGCTGTTGATTTAGCATATGAAGCTGGGGTCTCTATTCCAGAACTTCTTAACATGTCCATATCAACAGGTAAAAATTTTGCAAATAACGTAGATATAGATGGTGATAAAATTGCAACAGCTATGAGAGCTAAAATTGCTATTTACGAACAAATAGAAAAAGATATTTTACAAAAACGAACATATGATTCTAGAGTTTTAGTTTCTAATCTAGAGTTAAAGGTACAAAATGGGATAGTAGTTGAAGAATCTGATGTAGCTAAACTTACTGATATAGATCAAAATAGATTTAGTAAGTTTAAAAATGCATACAATAAGACTAGTGATAATAATGCTTCTAAAATATTTAATCTACAAATTGAAAATAAAATTGACAGAATAAAAGCAGATATTATTAAACCAGCAAAACCTGATTTAGTAAATGAATTATCTGGAGAAACACAGCCTATACTTAAAAACAGAGCAAAAGTATCTTTGATAAATGAATTGGTTGAAAAAGTTGGCCATAAAGATATGAGCAACACTAATAGGAGAAAAATACTTAATCTTGTTAATGATGTTGCAAAACAAACATTAAAACTAGACAACGATACATTTAAAGCAAATATAGAACGTATGTTTAATGGCAGTGTATCTACTATTATGATACCTCCAGAAACTTTATTAACACCACAATATATAGATTCATTAAAAGCTAGAAACGTTATAGGTATTACACCTGAGAATGCTTATACTGAAGAGTCATGGATAAAAAGAGTTAATACATACGCAAAAGATTATAGAATTAAACAAAATGAAATTTATCAAGCTAGCCAGTTAGGTTATAATTTAGAAAACAATATAGGATACACAAACCCACAAAAGACTTATATGGACAATAAGTTAATGCCTAAAACATTTGTTATGAATGGTAATACTGTAGATATAGATATTCTAAATTCAAACGAAGATATTAGAAACGAAAGTCTTAAGATAGTAACAAGTCATGTAACTTCATTGGGATATATACCTAAGAACATTTCACAAATATTTAATAGTTCAAAAACACTAAATGATGAGAATTTTGCTTATGCTAAATCTGCTTATTTAACTATTAAGAATGCTATAATTAAAAAATATCAAAATGGAGAATCTATGTTTGAGCTTATCGTAGGTGATAAGTTTAGTGCAGTTGATTCTAATTTGATGGAATCAGCTATGATGTATGACAATGCATCAGAATTTAGACAAGTTCATAGCACAACTTCTGTTAATAGAAATTTATCACAACATATAGGATCAGATCAAAATGAAACAATTACTTTTGATGAATCATTTAATAGAGTTAAAAATTATTTAGATGCAAATTTTATTGAAAGCTTTTGGGTAGATAAGGTTGGTGGTGCTGATTATGAAGACAGAGCATTAAAAGCTTGGGTTGAACAAAGTGGTGCTTCTAATTTTGATGAAGCTGTGTTCAAAGATCCTTTTATAAAAAACGAAATCATAAAAAATGTTAAAAGCCAAATAGCATCTGGTAGTGTGGCCCCAGGGCAAGTAGGGTTAGATGTTGCAGTTAAAAAAGCATTGTATAAGTTTGCAGGTAATTTAAGTGTACATCAAGATCAATTTGGAGATACTCATTTAATAAGAGGAGTGAGTATTGTAAAAGCAGCACAATCTACAGTTCCTAGTGGTGGCCCTATAGTCACTAAAGAAATAATTAAAAAAGATATGTTACGTAGATATGGAGAAACTTTTAGTGCAGGCACAGACAGTGAAATAAATGATGCTATTGATAATGGTAATATAATGTTTGTAAAATCAAATGATGTTGTTGGAGAACCTACATATAAAGCAATAGCTATTACTAATGATGGTAGGTATGAAACTATTGCTGATAATTATTCATGGAATTATAATGGATCACAATTACAAAGTGATTATAATGAAGCTTTACAAAAAATATCAGATGGTGGTGTTAGAAAATTATTAGGTAGTTTAGATTTTATGTCTAGAAATAACTTAGAAGCTGTAATGTCATCTATAGAAAGTAATAGAGACTATACTGAATCTTTAAAATATTTAGTTAATAGTTATAACTCTATAGCACAATCTATAAATTCTGCACCAGTGGTTTACAGTCAAATATTGCCTTACTTAAATCAACGCAGGTCGGACAAAGAATTAAGAACATTTTTTGATAACTTTAGATTGCTTAGGTTAGATATTAGATGATTGAGCCACATTTAAAACCAATTCAACAAAAAATATTAGGTAGCTTAGATGATACATCAGATATAGAAATTGCTTCTTACAATGATGTATATAAGAGTCCACTAGTTGCTCCAGAAGAATATAGTTTTAAAGAATCTTATATGGCTGGTTACAGGCAATTAAGTGGTGGTCCATCTTTAATGCGTATGATTGATAATACTAGTTTTACAGACGATCCAGAATATGATCCACTTGCAGATAAACAAATTCCCGAAGGATATGAGTGGAGATTTTTAAATAGTTCTAGTGTTGAAGAAACATCCGTAAGACTTGAAAGGCTTGAGCAAGATCTTTTAGATATGGATATAATTCAAAATGGTAACTTATTAGGGGTAGGTTTAGGTGGATTAACTTCTCCATTAACTTTTGCTCCTTTAGGTACATTTAAAATTTTAAGTCAAACTAGTTTCCTAAAAAGATTTGTTGGTAGTGCAGCATTTACAACTGCTATATATGCTCCAGAAGAATTTTTAATTGCTTCACAATCTGAGGGAAGGAGTGAGCTTGCTCATACTTTAATTCCATTATTAGGAGCTGGATTAATAGGTGGTACAGTAGGTGGTCTTTTTGGAAGAAGAATAAGTAAAAGCAATAATTTTGCAGAAGAATTTGCACAAAATGGAGAAGAAGGAATCTTCAGAAGTGCTGGTGCAATGGTTAATCCAAATAGCCCTGCTGTTTTAAGGCAAACTTTAAATGGAGAAGCATTAGCAGAAACTGGAATTAAACTAGAAAAGTTAAAATGGAATCCAGTTACTAGATTAAGCTTAAGTGCAAATATAACTGCCAGGAAGTTATCAGCAGGACTTGTTGATATGGGTGGCATGATTCAGAAAAAAGTAAGAGGTGGTGATATACTAGGTGAATCTATGGATCAATCTGTAGAAACTTCTTTTAGAACTACTTATCTTAGTTCTTTATTAGATGGTATAAGAGCAACTGATACAGCTTATCTTGCTTTTAGAGGTGTTGTTGCAAAGTCTGGAGATATTGGCAGATCAATGCAAATGCTCAGTCAAAAAGGTAAAGACATTATACAACGTAATAACACATTATCTGAATTTGGCTTTCGTGAAAGAGTTGCTAAGGCAATGAGAAATGGTGATATTGATGAAGTTGTTGATACTGCAACACCTTATGTTAACCAAGCTGCATCAGGATATAGAAAACACTTTGATAAAATAAAACAAAATGCAGAAGACGTTAAGTTGTTTGAGATAGAATTAGGCAAGAAAATCAAAGGGTTAGAGATAGCTGTCCAAGAAGGACGTGCTACTGCTGATCAGTTAGCAAAAGCCAAAGCAAGATTAGTGCAGTTAAGACAACAAGGCGTGCTTCTCAATACAGCAACTGGTTATGTACCAAGAGTACCTAGAATTGACAAGATAGAGAAAAATGCAGAACAGTTTAAAACAATAGTTAGTAACTGGGCTATGGGTCATTTTCAATACTCAAGAAGAGAAGCTGATGAATATGCTGATGAGATTATACTTAACTATACAAATAGCAAACCATTTTATAATTTAGATGAAAGTGCTGATTCTATAGACTGGATTACAAATGCAAGTGGTGTTAAGTCAAGATCGTTTGAAATTCCAGATAAGTTAATAGAAGATTTTTTAGAAAATGATATAGAGGTGTTAGCAAGACACCATACTAAAACTATGGGAGTTGACATTGAACTCACAAGAAAATATGGCGATGTGTCTATGTCAAAAATCATTGAACAGATCACACAAGAATATGATGCCTTAATAAGACAAGCCCCCACTATTGCTGAGAAGCAAAAACTTAAACAAGGTTTAGCAGATGATCTTAGAGATGTAAGGGGTTTAAGGGATAGATTAAGAGGCACATTTGGTGCATCAAAAGATCCACATAATATGACTAGTCGATTTGTAAGACAGATGAAATCATTCAATGTTTTAGTCGGTATGGGTGGTGCAGCTATATCATCTATTCCTGATGTTGCTAGACCTATTATGACGGAAGGTTTTAAAAATGTTTATGAGCATGGCTTTAGACATATGTTTAAAAGTAATAGATCTATTGTAAAGCAAATGACACAGAAAGAAGCAAGGCAAGCTGGCATAGCAGTAGATGCAGCTTTAGGATTACGTGCAAACTCATTCTCAGATATAGGTGATTTGTTTGGTAGTCGTTCTGCT